TCAACTGGCACACCAGTTCTGCATCCATGCCGTAGTGTACTCTTCATCAGATTGTGGCATACCATTGTAGGTGTCCAACCACTCACCATATTCTTCATACAGTGCGCGGATGTTACCAACGTCTTCCAGTCGGTCACCTTCAACATAACTCTGACACAATGCGATAATGTGTTCGCACTGTTCCTCAATCATTGAAACGCGATCGTTGTCAGTCATAATGCCTCTTGAACAATGTCAGTATAGGGGTGAATTGCCGCTCGCCGCGGCCAAGGTGTGCCAGTTATTGATTTGACACAGAGAACCTCCCGTATTTGAAGTTGTATCGGGAGAATAGATCCCTTCTGATAAGTTTATATGTTCCGTACTCATTTGTCACCACATAACCCTCTGCACCGATGAATCGTTTGCCTAAGTATGCAAGAGGACCACCAGATGTAGCGCAGAATGTTCTCCTATCGTCCGAAAATGACCGTACAAGCGTCCATAAACGCATTAAGTTCACATCACACTCGGCAACGTCCGCAAGCACCTCAGGGTCCATCACAGCACTGACTTTTATGAAAGTGTTAATGACCTTCTCAATCTTCCGTGCTTTTGCTTTAGTATCTGCAAATTCTACAGTGGTTGCCATTTGACGTGCAAACTTCACTTTGTCATCAAAATCACCTTCATCTTCCCATCCGTCAGGTTTAACGAACAGCACATCTTTATTGCTCTTAGGTGCAAGAACCATGCAAGATGCTACAGCATCACGAAGGTCATTCTCAGCAACATATACTGTGTGTGGAGCAACAATAATACTCTGAATTACAAGGTCTTGAAAGACATACTTCACAGAATTAGGTTTGTAGGTGTCTTCACCACCAAACCCAATAAAATCACCTTGAAAAATACAATCAGTTCGTGGCAGACAATCAAAACAAGCGTGAAGAATGTCTGCTACTTCACCTTCATAATGCAGATCAATCTCATCGTGAGAGTGTGCAATTCGCAGTTTCTTTTTGTTGAAGACTGCTTTCGTACCCACGAAAAAAGTCTTTGTCTGAGGATCTGTGCCCCAAACAATCGCAGGAGCACCATCAATCTTTACTGAAACTTCTCCACCTGTAGTGAACCAATCCAGTGCAGATAGGTCACCCATAAGAATGGAATCTTCAGGATGTTGCAAGTGAAGGTTTTGCATGATTCAGGCGTCAACAGTGAAGAACATGTGATCAGAGTCTAGCGTAGAAGCAGGACCAGTCCATCCAATAGAACCCATTGTAATATATTCATCCCTATCTTCTAGCAGAATAGTTGCAGTTTGATCCAAATAACGTTCGGGCAGTTCATTCAGAATTGCCTTCAGTTCGCGATAGGTTCCGCGATTCCAATCGTTTTGAGGAAGATACATTACTTACCGACTCCATAATCAGAAGCAGTTGCTTCCAGTTCGCTGATAGTGGGTTCCAAAAGTTCAGGGTAGTAGTCTTTTACTTCTGTCACCAACTCTTCGTCACTGTATGTTTCAAGACTCTGTTCCAACATGTCATAAACATACTGGTACATGCTCTTGTGATCCATACCATCGATGATGCTTTCGATGTAATCGTTTTGCAGTTGATCGCGGTTCATTTTTTTGATGTCAGGATGGGGAGAGTAGAGTGGACCTTGATAGTTACCAGCGAAAGTCAATAGTCAATATCTCCGTTAATATACTCTTCAACATCAAACTTGCTTTCTTCATACAAGTCCCGCATTTCGGGAATGTCGAAGATTTCACCAGGAGCGTCAGCGATTTCTTGGAAAAGGTCGTTCATTGGTTTGTTTGAACTGAAGTTAGTATAGGGCAGGCAATGCTGCCCCAGTGGTTGCCTGTGCCAGTTTGATAACTGTCACATCATTCATAACGAAGGAATACAGTATCCATTTGAATACCCCAGAACTTACCAAGTTCTGCATAGTGACTCTTAATCTTGGTTTTGATGTCAGTGTTAATCAACTTCTCAACCTGCGACATGGTTGAACAATAGAAGATAATCAGTGCTTTCTTCTTATTGTTCTCCATACATTCAACGAAAGCAGATGAAATTGCAGTACGATCCCAACCATCAAGTGTACGGGGTTCTGTGATCTGGTGATCTTTATAGTCTTCCAGATTCTCAAAGTTGATACGTTGACTGGCAAGTTCTCCAGTGGTATAAGTCCGCATAGGTTTCATGCGACCACCAACAACACCATGGTGTGAAATCCACTGACCAATAGTTTTGCGGGAGATGTGAGGATAAGTTGCAACAAATTCATCAAGAATATCATCAGTTGGTTTAGGATCAAGACCATCAGATTGACGTTCTTCCATCAACTCATACAATTCTTTCCGAACATCATTACTCTTTACAGATGTCTTTTCAACATCCTGTTTGTTCAGAAGGTTGCCAAGTCGAATAGCATTAGACTTTTTACCTCCCAACTGAGTGTCAAAATTGACAATACAAGCGTTAGACTTGAAAATGTTAGATTTTACCTCAATCTCAGCAGTGTGGTTACCATTCAAAAGTTTGACTTCATTTTCATCTGGAAAATAAACACAGGTGAGATCTTCAAGTTTGCTAGAATCTCCAGATTGTTTAATTTTATTGGAGATGCGTTCTACAAAATCAATATCACGGTCAACATCCCTAACTTGAACACGCTTATCACGATTAGGAATAAATTCACCATCACTCATTTTATGAAAAAACTGAGTAACATCAATTTCTTCGCGTGGATACTGACCAGAGCGAATTTGGTCAGCAATCAGTTGAATAGTGTTCATTGATTTGTTTGAACTGAAGTTAGTATAGGGGTCAATAGGTGGGAGCAATGCTCCCTATGGGACACTTATTGAACTGGCAAGTACATTTGACCATACTTGCCGAAAACCTCTTTGAATCGGTCCATATCTTTACCCAGATAGATGATGGCAGATTGAAACGGTGCAGCACTCGCAGCAGCACCAAATCGCAAACGCTTGTTTACTGCAATCCAAGGATATTTTGCCACAGCGTTCCACCATTTTGTAGAAACGTCCAACTTGATGAGAAGAACCATTTCTTTTGCATTTCCAGATTCATACTGGTGTGCAGCATACGGAACCCACTCCTTACTATTAGAATATGGGTGATTCATAAACACACTGTCAGCAATCCAATCATGTGCTAGACCGTTTGTTTCTTCCGTATAAACATTTTTCGCAGGGACATTGCGATTGTCCGAATCATTCGAGCAGGGGTCAAGGTCAACAGGACCACCGAAGAACTTAATAACATCACCAACAAATTCAACAGGAGTGTTCCAACAATCAGTGCGATTTCCAGTGGTGGCAGTTAGTGCCTTCAGTGCAGTTGTGCTCATTGGTAGAGATACTCCGAAACGAATTGTTCGTGGTTGATGATACGAACGTTAGGATAGATACTACTCATTTTACCACGGAACTCCTCAGAAAGATAGTAATCTTTCCACTTCCACGCTTTGTCTGGACCTGCTACAACAATAGTAGCAGATTTGTATCCATGATCATCAATCGCATGTTGCAATTTCATGAACTCAAAAGGAATTTTCTCCTCAGCAGTTCCTTGAACACGCTGATACTTCAGACTGATAAGTTCATCTCCATTGATAACAATGTCGCAGTAGTGTCGTCCACCATTACGCTTTGCACCAACCATAACCTGAGATTGTACGTCATGGTCACTAAATTCTTCCAGGAGATTTTCAACCTCCGTTTCGTAATTGGTGCCAGTGCTTGTGTTGCGGGATGCAGAAGTTGCCATCACCAAATCTCCGTAAAACGCTTGTGAGTTGCTTTAGTCATCCTACCTTCCTTGAGCATGTTGTCACACACATTGCAGAAGACTTGAAACTTTTCTTCACGAGTGAGAGTATCTGCGCCGTCGCAATCCTTCATCACTCGGAGCAAGTACGATTTGTTGGTGATCATTGGTTTGTTGATTACTTCGTAATCATACAGGGGAACAGAGACGGTTAGAGAACCGCTGTGCCACTTGTTGAACTGGTTTAGGTTGTTTATCCATCATCCACAAATCATATAGGATTTGTTCATTCTCTCTTGCTTCTATTTCGTGTGGTTGGTGTTCATAATCATAATTTTCCACAGGTTCTTGACAATATCTCATTTTTCCATCTTTGAATCGCAGCGAACCATCAATCCACTGTGCCATGTGGGTCAGTTCGTGAAAAAGAGTTTTTACATACAACTCCTTCTCCATGTGTGCTTGAAGGTCAATCAAGAAAGCACGGGGACGACTTGATTGACCATTTACATCACACAATCCGATAACCTTATCACATTTCAATCCACGGTGAACAATATCAATATCAAGTTTATGGCGTGGATAATAAGTATTCACAAACCAAGAGGTAACATCCTCACAGAGTTTTTTAGAATAACCGTATCCAGAATGGCAGATGAAAGACATGTTCCCCAGTGTAGAAACCAAACGAATGATGAAATGAATAGAAGTTTTTCTTTAGTTGTCATCAATAATCAGTGACTCATCAGGCAGATTGTTTGCACGGGTTTTCATACGATTCAGTTTTGAGATATTCCAACCATTCATATCAGAGTCAGTAACTGCTCCATCAAGTTGGCGACGTTCACTTTCAGTGTGATAATGACGGTGATCGTTCATAATAACCTCAGTTGATTTCGTGTTCATTCTAACACAATCTCCTCCCAATTAGCGAGAGAGATGTCATGAACTTTACTTTCGTTTTCCTTCATCCATACCTTCAATTCTGCTTTACTATGAAAGTAACGATGACCATAATGATTAGGTGTCATCTTGGCATCAGGTTTCAACCTGACCAAATAGATTGAAGGTTTCCTGATCATCGGAAAGCGTATGTAAAGAATGGAAAACTAAGCAGTCCCATAAGCAAACCAAACCCAAATGGTGCGGGAGCAAGTGATGCTAGGAACAACAATCCTGAGATTCCAGGAATAAACAGGGCAACGATCACAGAATACGTTGCCGCTTTCTTCAGTTGTCGTTTTGAAAAAGTCATAATTTAGCGAATGTAAAGGTAGGCACCAGCCCAATCAGCACGGGAGAAACATTCCTCACGGGATGCAATCTCCAGGAGATTGTAGCGCACAATCTTAGCAGGTGCCTTGTAAGATGCTGGTTTGTAGACTTCACCAGTCTTCTTATCAATGAAAGCGTGGCAGGAGCGTGAACCATTACTACCACATTCCCAGATTTTGTGGTACTTGCGACCAGAAGAATCCAGTTCAAACTCCATAGAACTTCTGGGATGACGTTGTGCAAAGTTCTGTGCAAGTTTGTCGCACAGAGTCAAGCAATGCTCAGTGATCTTCAGTTGAATGGTGTTCCTGGCGTCTTGAGTGGCGCAGTAGTCAGAGAAGGTGGAGCGCATTGGTTTGTTGCGTATGAACGTATTGTAAGGGCACACAGGGACGTTTCAGCGCCCCTTGTGCCAGTTTATCAAGTGGTTGACGCGAAGTCTTTCTCCCATTCCCTGAACTGCACAATTTCATTGTGTCGCCAGATTCCTGGGAACATCATTTTGATGACATCAAATCCACACTCTTCGTTAATACTCATACCCGCCAATCTAGCAAGTCTACAGAACCCTGGCGCATGTCCATGAGTCAGATTAAACTTGCCAGTTTCCTTGGCATACTTATACCAACTGCGATAAACTGTTCGGTCTGCTGTTGGTTCCGCAATCTCTTCGCGGATAAACTGTTCGATGACTTCAGTAGTAATCTTCATCACTTGTCGTTGATAGAACCAGCAGGGATTTCTTCTTCTTGTTTGTAGTTGTCATCCCAGGAGCGAACATTGTAGCAAGTCCACCCAGCACTTGTGAAGAGATAAGCATACTCTTCACCACAATCATCAGCAGTGTTAAGATACTCACTCCGATTTTTGTTCAGTTCAGGCTCATTCTCCTTGATAGATTCACCGCGAGAGGTGTAGTATTGAGGACCAGTTTCAGGCAGAGTTTCATTGTTCCAACCCACATTAGTATGCAGAGAGGAGATGTTACCACCGTTGATCAGTTGGTCTACCTTCTCCTTCGTATCGTAGAATTCGCGGAGAACTTTACCATTGAAAGAAGGATAACCATCCCAATGGCAATAAACAGAAAGGATAGAATCATCGCTGAGTTGGATGCCGATGCGAGAACGAGTGCCCATGATGAAAGAAAATGTATGAGAGGCGGGGAACAGTTTGTCGCTCCCTCTTACGGTTTTGCCTCTCGTGGTGGTTGTGTCGGGTCTCCCCTCCACCTCTTTAATATCGCATAAAAAAAGCACCCCGTCAAGGGTGCTGTGCCACTTATGCAACTGTCACACTCAGTCGTCGTAAATCAGACACTCAGGTTCTGATGGGTTTTGATCACAAAACAATTCCAAATAGTTTGGGTCATGATGATCACCTGCTTCAATTTCCGCCTTATGATTCTCTGCATACTCTTCTAAGTCATGCAGTTCACCTTCAATATGGCGGCGCATTTGAGGAGATACCGTAGGATCTTGGAGAATTTCCTTATCCTTTTCGATATGTTGTTCGATGCTATCCATTAGCATTTTTTGTAAAGCGATGTTACTATTTATTCTTCTAAAGCACCACCAGTACGCCAGGGACGTGGTTTTTCGTGCGTATTCTTTAACTTTTCCACCATAGAATCAGCAAGTGCTTCCATTCTTTCGGGATGAATTGCCCTAATTCCTGACTCTTTCAGAGCAATTTCCATACTTTCTTCTTCAATTTTGCTAAGTTTTTTACCGTTTTGAGGAAGAGTCATAGGTGCTTGTCCTGTACTAATGTATTTTAGCGTTTCCGCATAAAATTAGTTAGGTTCTTTAGATTTTCTTTGGGATTGATTAACAGAACTTAATCGTCAGTGAAAAAAGGACCAAATTTACCACTACTTCCCTCCTCACGATCTTCAAGTAAATCCATGATTTCGTCAAACTTTTTGCACTGTTCCATATCTAGAAGTAGTTGTGCAAGTTGTTTTACAACTAGAGGTTTTTCATTAACAGCGGCAGACTTAATTGCTGCTCTCGTATGTGATTCTGCCTCTAAAAGATGGTCTAGTGTTTGTTTAGATAGTGCCATTAGTCTGGAAGTTCTGTATAATCTGGAGTTGCGAATGGGTTGTCACGATTAGGATCATTTCGAGTATAATCATAATAGTGAACTGAATATCCATCTGCTGCTACATCGATATTTTTATCATTGCATCGAGCAGTGTCTAACTTATCACGAAGTTGTTTTGCTTTAACAATTTCTTGTTTGTGTTCAGCAATGTGTTCTGCAATCACATTTTCAATTTTTTGATAGAGATCATTCATCACTATCGAGTCCATCTTTAACTACTGTCTCAATCATAGTCTGAATTTCTTGAGATGTCAACCCATTCAAAAAGTTCCATTGTGGGTCATCTTTATCCCACTCAAGTGTGAAAGAACCATCTTCATTTTGTGATACTTTTAGAGAATCACTAGTAGCAGCATTAGCATCTTGCATTTTTATTGAACTCCTTACGACACTTCTTTACTTCTTTAAGTTCATCTTTAACCATTTGGTAGGCATCTTCGGCAGAAATTCTACCACCAAGTTCCATAGCACAAATAACTTCAACACGAGTTCCAAAATGTTTTAATGCTTCTTCAAAACAATTTAGTTCTTCATACATTACTTGTAAGTCTCCATTTCAACATGCAACTTATGTATCTCTTTGAATACAGTAATCACATTTTCCTCAAGTTTGTTGATCTTTTCATCGTGTGCTTTTAACCAATCATATTGAAGATTTGAACTGTAATCTTTCTCCAAGTTATACTTTTGAGCAACACCTGGCGGTGGGTCTGATGTTTTCCAGGGGTAGAGTTGATACTCTAGTTCTGCAACAATACCCCATAACCAGACATGAAGTGAACGAATCACAACTTTCCACCAACAACACCAGAGTTTACAACACGAGTATAATCTTGAAGAGAACCATCTTGAGCACATTTAAGATGCCAACGTGACATTTCAATCACTCCATCTTTAGTTGCACCAGTAAGAAA